GTCCTCCAGGGCACGCTCCACGAAGGTGTCGATCTTGCCCTCCATGCGCTGCATACCCTCTTCGACCCGCACGAGGCGTTCCGCGTCGGCCCTGTTCATACCGCCTTCTTCACTCATGGGTTCCCTCCCGGTGCAATACGTCTGAGTTGGGGGTGCTACGGGGTGGCCACGTCGTCCTGGATGGCCAGCTTGAACTGGGCGTGGACGACCTTCCGGGCGACGGAGTCGTTGTGGTACGCCCGCACGGCCACCGGAGTGCCGGGGTGCACGAACAGCTCGTGGTGCTTGGACCGGAACTGCATCCCCAGGTTCGGCTCCTCGTGCTCGGTGCACGTGGTGTCCGGCCCGCCCGCCAGGTTCAGCGGGTCGCGGATGTACTGGTCACGGATCTCGGTGTAGTCACCGTTCTCCCAGTGGATCATCGCCGTCAGGCTGCCCCACCCGGACACGGTCGGCCAGATCAGCGCCGAGCGGTCGTCGGGGTAGGTCGAACACACCTCGTCGGGCTGGCACTCCTCATGCATCCCCCACACGTCGTAGGATTCGCCCACGTAGGGGAACTTGAGCAGGGTGTAGGTGCTCGGCGGGATGACCTGCTCGTCGTTGTTGATCAGGCTGCAAATGTGAAGGCTCATGGGTCAGGACTCCAGGTAGTGCCAGGTGGCGTACGACTGTCCGTTGAAGGTCGTCGCAGAGGCGTTCGACGTGTCCTGCGCGAACTGAAGAGTGATCTCACCGGACCCCTCGATGATCAGTTCCTCGCTGATCCTGCTGGAAGTGTTCGTGTTGTGATGGGCAACCAACTGCTCCTCGGTGAGGGTGATCTGCGTCCGGAGGAACATCAGAGTCAGTTCGGAGTTGTTGCCCGTCGCACCGTCACCGGGAGCGGGGCCGATGGCGCGGGACAGCAGTGTGACGGAGCCGGACGATTCGGCCCACGCCCACCTGATGCCACCCGCCCTGGACTGGTACCGCACCTCCAGGTTGACCTTGATCAGGTCATCCACGGGGATCACGATCGACGTGTCCACGATCGTCGTGGATGACGCGACGTCCTGACTGGACCCCTGTGTGACGCGCTTGGTGACTGTTCGCTGCAACTCGTCGGCCGTCAGGATCTGCCCGGCCAAGTATTCGAGTGCCATGTGTGTTCCCTCCTACAGGGCCAGAACGGTCGGCAGGGCCAGCAAGAGACTGGCCCCGGATGCGTGCGACTTGGTGATGCCGTTGATCGACCGGGTCACGGTGAACTCCTGCGTCTGTCCGGTACCACTGATGGCCGTGACCCGCATGACCTCGCCACCCACCTTCACGTCGAACGGGAACTGCGCCGAGAACGCGGCCGAGTCGATCCACCGCTTCGAGCCAGACTGCGTGACCACGTCGAACACGGTGTCGTCAGCGTCAATCGCCGCATCGAGTGTGGACCCGCCCGTGTCCAGTCTGCCCAGCTCGTCGTCGCCCAGCTCCAGCACATCCCAAGCCCGGCCGGGAGTGCAGGTGAACTCGATCTCGTGCGTGGTCGCCGTCTTGGTCTCCGCGACGGCCTCCACGAACAGCTTGTACGGGCCTGGAGGCAACCACTCGGGCGGGTTGTCGATGCGGATGATGTCGCCCAGGTCCACATCCAGCACGTCGTCCGCGAACGCCTCCACCCTCGGGTTGCGCAGGTTGAGCGCCAGCGTCGGGAACCGAGCCTCGTCAATGGTGCCCAGGTGCAGACGCCACCCCGCCTGGGAGGGGAGCTGGGAGTCCGTGGCCACGTTGAGCGTCACCGACTTGTCGTACCGGCCCACACCGTCCGGGGGAGCCTGCACCGACAACGCCCCCGACTCACGCACGGCATTGGCCTGGCCTCCCTCGGTACGCGACGCCGTGACGTCGTTGGCCAGGAGCTGGTCATCGTCCACCGGCTCGAACGGCTCGCCGATGATGCCGTGGGTGTAGTCCAGGATCAGCGAGGGAGCGTTGTTGTAGTGGCTGGCGATCGTGCGGTACGACAGGGCGTTCGTGGACAGGTCCTCCCCCAGCACCCCACCGTCAACGGCCTCAGCCTGGCGGAGCAGGGTCAGGAATGGTTCGATGCGCTGTGGACCCATCAACTGGGTCTCGTCCAGGTCCCCCACCGTGACCAGGTCGATACCTTCCTCGACACACAGCCGCTCCACACGTCGTCCGGCTGCTTCACCCTCGAACCCCCGAGTAGCGGACGCCATGTCCGCCACCGCAGGGGCCGACGACTGCGGCCAGACCGTGAAGTGGCCCAGGCCGATGAAGCCGGACACCCCGTCGTCCTGCACCCACCACTCGTACTGGAGCTGACGCACCGGCTTGGACGAGACCGCCCGGGAGCCGTTCAGCAGGATTTCACCGTCCAGATACAGCACCCAGTCCAGGTTGGAGGCACCGTCAGCGGTGACCTCCAGCCGCATGTGGTGCGGGTTGTCATCGAACAGGTCCACACCCGGTGTGGCAGTGCCGAGCACGGCGATAGAGCTGGTGCCGTCATCCAGCTCCTCAGACAACAGGCTCACGAAGATCTCGCGGGGGTCCACCGTGGGGTCCTCGCCGATGAACCAGGTGTCGCGCGTCTGCCCCGACTGGGTCACCACGTTGAAGCTGTCCTGGCCGCCGACCTCGAAGCGTACGAAGTCCGCCACCCACGAAGTCGTGGACCCTCCGGGCACTGTGCCCCGACCGATGCCCCGCACACCGTTGGGGCGGAGAATAGGCTCCAGCCATGGGGCAGGTTCAGCGGCCTGCCAGTCGGGGCGTGTGTAGATCAATCCGGTAGGTGCCGTAGGGTCGCGCAGCAGGAACCGGAAATTACCTCCCGCGTGGAACGGACGGGCCTGTTGCCCGGACTCGGGTCCGTCCGTCAGCGGCCAGTACGCCAGCGGGTCGCTGTCGGTGATGAACCGGGACAGGGCACTGTCCAGCGGAGAGCTGTTCTTGCCGAGCCTGCGCAGGATGCCCGACGCCTTGGCCTTGACCCATACGTCGTTGCCCGACAGGTCCCAGCGCATCGGCCACTCGGACACCTCACCGGAGAAGCGGACATCACCGTTGTCGGCGCGGACCACACGGATCGGTGTGTTGCGACCGATCTTGTCGAACAGGTCCGAGCGGGGGTTGCGGGGCGAGTAGCGTCCCATCTGCCCCTGGGAGACCTTGCTGGGGCCGTTGTTCAGCTTGAGCTTGAGCGTGGCCGGATCGGTCACCGATGCCCAGTCCCGGCGGCCACGGTTGGCATCCAGCGCATCGGAGTCACGCACGTCAGAGGTGATGTCCTGCCATGCGTCGTCTACACGCAGCTCCACCCTGTAGTCCACCATCAGTCGCTCCCGAGCACGGTCTGGACGTCGCCACCACGGTCCGAGATGGCCTTGCGGAACATGCGCACCAGGTCCTCGTCACCCTCCAGGCGGATGATCAGCTCGTTGGCTCCGCCCAGGCTGGGCGTGTTCGAGCCGGTCAGCGGCACGACCGCCTCAGGACCGGCCTCACCGATCAGGGCCAGGGTGGGGTCGTTGACGATACCGCCGTCCGCCAGGGCGGGGATGCGCGGGATGGACGGGATGGACACGCCGGGAACCCTGTTGGCTCCACGGATCAGGGTGTTGATACCACCGATGGCGCTGTTGATGAGTCGGATCGCGCCGTTCAGAGCCGAGCGAAGGCCCTGCTTGATGCCTCCCCAGATTCCCGTCAGGAAGCCCTTGATGCGGTTCACGCCGTTCTGGATAAAGCCGACGAAGCTGTTCCAGGAATTGCGGACGAAAGCCACGTGGGAGCGGAAGACAGCCACGATCGCCGCGAGGATTCGGGCGAAGAACGCCTTGACCTCGTTCCACTTCTTCATGATGAAGTTGGCGATGATCTGCATCATCTTCTGGTTGACAGCTACGAAGGCAGCCCATCGAGTCTTAACGAAGTTAATCACGGCTGCTACTGCGGCCGAAATCCCCTCCTTGATGGCGTTCCAGATCGAGATGGCCTTGGCCTTGATCCAGTCCCAGGCAGCCCCCAGGGCGGCCACCACCGTGTCCCAGTGGATGACCAGCAGCACCACGATCGCGATGAGGGCGATGATGGCCAGCACGATCAGCACGACGGGGTTGGCCAACATGACCGCGTTAAGGACCCCCTGGACCACAGACCAGAGCTGGATCACTCCGATGATCACGAAGATGAGCGGCGCGAGGCCACTCAGTGTCTCCATGAACGTCTCAAATCCCGAGGGCGGCACTGCGCCCCGGGTCGCCTCGTTAAGCCCCGTCTGGGCGCTCTCAGCGTCCAGGGCAGCCTGTCCCTGGTCCGTCTGGGCCTGCGCTACGTCCTCGGTGGCCTGGGCCAGGTCGATCTCCGCCTGACGCGCCTCCAGCGACCCGGCACCGAACTCCGCGATGGCGTCGGCCAGGTCGTTGGTGGCGATCTCCTCGTCAAGCTGGGCCTGCTCCAGGTCGATACCGGCCTGTGCGGCGTCCCGGCTGGCCTGCTCCATGTCCAGAGTCGCCTGGGTAACATCCTGCTGGGCTCGGGCCAGCTTGTCGGCCTGGATCTCCGCACGGTTGGAGAAGTCCCGAACGGCGTCGATGGAGTCCTGGAGGCCCTCCATGCCCGACGTCAGGAACGTGGCCCCCGACTCCAGACGACCTGAGGCGCTCTCCAGGCGGTCCATGCCGCCCTCAGCGTCCCGCGTACTGCCGTCCAGGCCGCCCAGAGAGTCATCGAGGCTGTCCAGGCCGCTTTCGGCGTCACGGACGTCGGCATCGACCTCGATGGTCAACGTGTCCAGTACCGCCATCGGCTCAGCCCTCCTTCTCCTGCCGGTCGTACTCGCTCTGGATGCCCTTGACCATGTCCAGGAGCTGGCGTCCGGTCTTCTGCTTCACCTTGCGGGACCACTGGATCAGGTGATCCTTGAGCTTGGGCTTCTTGCCCTTCTTCATGTGCGGAGCAGCGACGTCCATTCCCAGACGCGCGGCCACCAGATCCAGACGTTGTGGACCGAGAGGCCCGTAGAGGTTCTGGTAGGCCACCAGCCGGATCATCTCCAGGTCAGTGAACCGGTCCACAACCTCTGCGGGCGTCATCTGAAACGAGACGGCCAGGTCGTACTGGATCTTCAGTTCTGGCCTTCGGAGAAATCCGCCTCAGCGTCCTTCACCTGCTCCTTGTAGTCCTTGTTCAGGCCGGATAGGTCGGTGGCCAGCTTGTCCAGGCCCTCCAGCACACCCGCGTGCTTCTTGGCCAGCTTGGGAGCGTCGCCGTCCGTGAAGATGCGCTTGTCGGTCTCGGGGTCGCGCAGGCAGTGGACGAGGAGTTCGGCACGGCGGTGCTTCATCTCCACCTCCATGTCCACGTCCGCGTCGCCCCGACGCTGCTTCATCCGCAGGGCCTGGGACTTGGCCCGCCACGCGCCCACCTGCTCGTCGGTGAACCCGTACACGCGGACGGTGACGCCCCACTCCTTGACAGGTACGTCCTGCCACTCCAGGTCGGCCGCGTTGAGGATGGCGTCCTTGATGCTGCTCATGATGTGGTTCCCTCCACTGTGGTCGGTCAGCCGGTGGCGGTGAGCGTGGGCTTACCGCTGATCTTCACGGTAACCTCCCGCTCCATGCGGTCGTCCACCGGGAAAGCGTCGGACAGGTCGGTGATCAGCGCCGAGAACTCCCAGGTGTGCTCGTCGTCCTCGCCGGGGAGGATGACGATCTGGTAGTCGCGCAGGTCCTTCTCCTCGAAGTCCGCGTCCAGGTCCCCGTGGGTGGAGACGCCGGGGTCGTAGTTGATGGTCAGGGTGACCTCACCGCCGTCCTTGAGGCCCTTGACGAACTCGCGGTACTGGTCCGGGCTGTCGTGCGCGGTGACCTCGATGGCCTCCCGCTGGCGCGAGGGGCCGGACAGGTCGGAGACGTTCGCGATGGTCACGAACACGCCCGCACCAGTGCTGTCGCGCTTGAACTGGGAGCCGAATGCGTCCTTACCAGCCATGGTTACCTACTTTCCGAGCTTGTAGACGGCCACGGTGATGTCGGCGGCCGAGTCGCTGTACGTGATGGATGCCCGCCCCGTGGACCCACGGAACAGAGTGGTCAGCGGGATAACGCCGTAGTCCCCGTCCGCGAGGAGCAGGGTGGCGTCGGCGATGGCGTGCCCGTCCACGGTGCCGGGGGTGGCGATGGTGACGGTGCGGGTGCTGGCGTCGCCGCTGCTGTTCAGGGCCAGCAGGAACACGCCCGGCCCAACCTCGGCGGTGTCTCCGCCGCTCGCCGCAGCGGCCAGGTCGCCGTCCAGGTCATCGGCCGGGCTCGCGGTCGTGATGTCTACGGTAGTCAGAGCTGCCATGTCCTACTCCTAAGTGTTCGTGGTCCACACGCGCACGATGTCCACGCGGTGCCTGGTGAGTCGGTCCGCTTCCGGGACCCTGCGGTTGGTGAGGTGGCGGGTCATCCACACAGTGTGATCCGCCACGAAGGGGTCCAGTTCGCGGTGCGCCCTGTCGGTCAGCTCCATGATGCGAGCGCCGATCTTGTTGTCCAGACGCTCGTTGCGGCCACGCACCTCACCCTGCACGTAGGTGTGGATTGCCACCTCTACCCTGCGGCCGGGGTCGTCGTGGGTGCCGTCGAAGACGGAGGACAGCTCATCGACCACCACGTAGGGGTAGTCCTGCGCATCGGGCTCGGCGTCCAGCACGTGGCGCACCAGAGCCGTCAGGGCCGGGTCGTTCTTGAGCACCTGCCAGATGCCGAGCTGTACGGCCTCGGACGGGTCGTTGGTGGCCATCTACAGCTCCTTCCTGATCTGGTCGGCGGTCTCGTCTTCCAGCCAACGGGCCATGTCGTCGGCCACCGGCTGGGCAAAGGGCTGTCGGCGCTCCACGATGGAGGCATAGCGCTCACCGATGAACACACCCTCGGGGGTGGCCCGCACGCTGGCGCGCAGGTCTCCGGAGTCCACGGGGGCGGCTGCGGCGATCGCCCGCGCGCCACGGTCGATGACGTCGCGCACGGCCTTGTCGGCACCGTCCTCCACGCCGCTGACGCTGGACTTGATGCTCTTCCTGAGGCTCTTCATGCCCCTGACCTTGATGCCCATCACACCGCCCTCGTCCTGTACTTGCGGCCGAACCGGCGGTAGACGGCCTCCCGGGACCGGTCCACAGCCGCGCCGTCGAGTCCGGCCTTGCGTGCGAACCCGGAGCGCTGCCCGAACACGCGCAGCATGGCCTCGTTGATGCACAGGTCCTTGACGGCCGGGGGCACCTGGTGCTTGTTGACGGTGTCGCCGCTGGTGTGGGAGGCCGCTGTGGTGCCCACGGCCCCGCGCTGCACGCTCAGACGCCGCAGGACGGACACGGAGACGCCGCTGGTGTGCGACTGGAGTGTGGACCCGTCCCAAGCCCTCAGGACCACCAGGACGTTCGCGGCGATGTCGGTGATCAGCATCTTCTCGGCGTTGACCAGCAGGACCTCATCGACGTTGAAGACACTGCCGTCGCTCACGGTGATGGACGCGGTGCCAGCGGCCCCGGCATCGGCGTCCAGGTTCTCTCCGGAGTCGATGAACGCCTTGTCGGTGACGACCACGCGCTCGTCGTTGATCCGCAGCAGGTTGCCCACACCCACCAGCGCGCCGTTGTCCACGTCGGCCACGGTCACGGAGCTGTTGATGTTGGATGACAGTTCAGCCACGGCTGTCTCATCATCACGGAAACCGTACAGTCCGGTCACGGAAAGGGAACGCTGATGCGTGTCGCCCGAGTCGAACCGGCCCGACTCGGACAGGTCCACCTCGATGCGGGTGAAGGGCGGGCCGTCGTCGGGGCGCAAGAACACGTCAGCCGTAATGTCCACGCCCGCACTCAGCACCTCGGACACACTGATCAGCTCATTGGCGTCCAGCCGCAGAATCCACGGCGTGGTGTACGGAGCAAACCAGTTCGGGTGGTCGAACGTCATCGTGCGCAGCTCGGGGAAGAACACCCGGTGGCACAGGCCCTCGATGTCATCGGTGGCCGCAGCCAGCGCACGGTCGATCTGGGAGTCGGCACGGGCGTTGTCCGTGGTGTCCAGGGCTGCCTTGAAGTCCTCGCGAGAGGCGTAGGTCAGCGCTGCGGGACGGGAGTTCACGGGTGGTTCGCCTCCTTGAACAGCGCGCGGTCACGGGGCCACTGGACACCGTCGAACGGACAGAACAACACCCCTCGTGGACCGGACTCCAGCCGGGTCCCGTCGTTGGGGCACGCCTGCGGAGGGACCGACAGGCGAGCGTTCAGCTCGGCCTCGGCCTCGCGGTAGATGCTCAGAAGCTGTTCGTTGCTCATCGGTCCCTCCCCTCTACTAGGCGTTCGGCTGGGCCAGGTTGTCCGGCTTGCGCTGGACGGCCAGGTCGTACA